GCACAGACTACCATTATTCTGGTTCCAAGGGATTCGATACGGAAAAGCAAGTCTTCGACTACATGAGAGAGCTCGAGAACTTTGTACCCACAGAACATTTCGCCAAGCTTCCCTCGTAATTCTTACCCGAATAACTGGGCGCCCTTGTGGCGCCTTTTTTTTTGCCCGAGTTTTTTAGAGTGATACTTGCCCGCCCTTGGCCCGAGCTCCGAGCCCAAAACCTACCGCGTTTTTCTTTAAGCAGCCGAGAGCTGCGCACGCAAATTTCCCGCGAGATTGGACCGCGAACCGTGAAACGGTCCGACCTCGAGCAAATTTCGGCGCGTCACGTGCCATAAAATTTTGACCAGGGACCAATGACCGCGAACCAGGTAACCAGGGAGCACGAAAAAATGCCCGCGAGCCCTAGACCGAGAGCCGCGACCATTAGCCCAGGGGCCCTGATCGATCGGGTCATTTTCTGGGACCGAGGACCAGAGGCCGAGACCACCAAAAAAATCGCCAAAGTTGTAGCAGTAGAGGTAAAGGTGTAAGTTTTTCGCAAATATTTCCCAGTATTTTGCTACGGTGTTCACTCTCGTATAAATATGCTTAAATTCGCATATATTCTTGTAGGGTCCCCCGGATGAATCGGCAGTCTTTAGAGGAAAAGGAACTAAAATTAGAGCTTCGTTTAGCGCAATTGGAGCGCAATGAGGCGTGTCAAAATAATTTTTTACAATTTGTAAGAAGACTCTGGCCCGAGTTCATTACAGGACGACATCACGAAATAATCGCCGAGAAGCTTGAACGGGTAGCCAAGGGCGAACTCAAGCGTTTGATCATCAACATGGCACCGCGACACACGAAATCAGAGTTTGCGTCCTTTCTGTTTCCTGCTTGGATGATGGGCCGTAAACCGAATATGAAAATAATCCAGGCAACGCACACCACAGAACTCGCCGTAAACTTCGGTCGAAAGACCAAGAACATGATTGACAGTGATGAGTACAAAGAAATTTTTCCCGAGGTCAAACTTGCGGCTGACAGTAAAGCATCGGGTCGTTGGGATACCAGCGCGGGCGGTATGTATTATGCCGTGGGCGTGGGATCAAACCTTGCTGGACGTGGTGGTGACCTTGTGATTATCGATGACCCGCACTCGGAACAAACGGCAATGTCCAATAATGGATTTGACGATGCATGGGAGTGGTACACCGGGGGCCCCCGACAGCGTCTCCAGCCGGGTGGTTCGATCGTGCTAGTTCAGACACGCTGGTCCGAAAAGGACATGACCGGTCAGTTAATCCGTGCGATGGCTAAAGATCCGTTAGCCGATCAGTGGGAAATTGTGGAGTTACCGGCCATTTTTGATGATGGCACGCCCTGCTGGCCGGAGTTCTGGAGTCTTGAGGATTTGACCGCTGTCCGCGCATCTATACCGCCGAGCAAGTGGAACGCGCAGTATCAGCAGAATCCGACGGGCGAAGAGAACGCAATCATACCCCGCGAGTGGTGGAACAAGTGGGAGCAGGACAAGGTGCCTCAGTTGCAGTATGTGATCCAGTCTTACGATACAGCTTTCTCGAAACGCGAAACAGCAGACTATTCTGCGATTACTACCTGGGGCGTGTTTTATCCAGTTGAGGGTGAGGGGCCGAACTTGATCCTGCTGGACAGTAAGAAAGGTCGGTGGGACTTTCCGGAGCTCAAAGAGATCGCGCTCGAGCAATATCATTTTTGGGACCCCGACACCGTCATTGTCGAAGCCAAGGCCAGCGGCACGCCTTTGACGCAGGAAATGCGGCAGACCGGGATTCCGGTGGTAAATTTCACGCCGTCCAAGGGCAACGATAAAGTTAGTCGGGTACACGCCGTATCGCCACTTTTTGAGGCAGGTATGGTCTGGGCCCCCGACGAAGTCTTCGCTGAAGAGCTGATCGAGGAGGTAGCGGCTTTTCCGAACGGCGAATATGACGACTTGGTTGACAGCATGACACAGGCGTTGATGCGGTACCGGCAAGGTAATTTTGTACAATTACCCTCCGATGACTGGGAAGATACAGATCAATC